TGTATGGTCATTCTATGGCAATGATGATCCACTTTATCCTATTACAGGATTAACCAAAAAGGACATTGTAGATGCCACTAACATTTACATTGAGAGAATTGAAAAGGGTGATTTGGAATATGTTCATTATGAGTGGGGTGATGGTGATAGTGTGGATAGAGAGAGGGTAAGAGATATAATCCTTGAGAATCCAAAGTTCACACTATCAGGAGTTTAATCATGTACGTTTCAGAAGAGAGTCAAAAGGAACAGTATGAAAAGTTCCAAGAGTGGTTAAATCAATGTCCAATTAAAATCATTGATTACATTGATAACACCCATCAATTTACAGTTGATTTTTCTATGGAGATTGATTAATGAACATAGACAAATTTACTATCAGAAATGAATCTGATATAGACAAGTTAAGTGATGCTTACGAAGGCAATCTTCTTAATTATTTTTGTGGATTAACACCTGAAGAATCCAAACAATTTAACAAAGTAAAAAAACAAATTAGGAGATCTAAATCACAATGAATGAAACAAAAAGAACACTTACAATCTCTGAAGCAGAAGAGAGTGTATTAGTTGAAATGGTTATGTTCTTCAATGACAATGGATGGATCAATGAAGAATCACAAAATGAGTATGATACATTATGTGAGAAAGTATGTGAACCAGCATTTTGGGAGTACAATTAAAATGAACATTAAAGCAAACCCTAACGCAACCAATTCTGAAATGGACGCAAAAACAATCATCAAAAAAGCAAATCTAACCAGAGATCAAGAAAGAGAAGTTTACCAACAGTTTGTTGAAATAGTTGTGGATGGTATGGATATGAAAACTCTGGTCGCATTAGTAACAGATCAATTAAATGATTATTATGAAGATTGTAGTAGTGTTGAATTAAAAGAAGAGATTGACAATTATGATGAAGGATTGTATAATGAACTGGTTGATAACGTAACTAACGAAACAGTCATGGATATTAATAACACTGGAGGTAAGTATTAATGGAAAATCAAGAGAATGTTATTGAACTCAATCTACCTAAGTGGGTAATTGAAAAGCATCCAAATTTTAGTCGTGACCAAGTTAAGAGAGTATGTGATTTGGTAGAGGAAGAGATTAATGAAATGTTCATAGATCAATTCAAACATATTATAGATGCCACCGCACTTCATTTAGGTTATATCAAACCAGAAGATATAAAACCTCAACATATAGAAGAGGAGGAGCAACAACAATGAGATGGGTTCCAATTATAATATCAGGTGTTGTACTTATGTTTGGTATTAATCTGTTACTGGCAATAAGGGACAGTAAAATGTTGGATAAGATAGAAGAACGTAACACTACTATTGAAAAACTATTCCAAGAGGTTCAATCATGACCACCCAACAAATTGAAAAGGTACAAAAGGACATTGCTTTTTGTATTGATATATTAGACATGACCAATGAACAAATTGGTGAGATGTTAAGAGTATGTGAGAGGTTAGGTGATATAGGTGCTGAATATTTCTGTGATGAGTTTATATTTGAATGTGATCCTGAAGATGTTGATAGGTTACATGATGATGAGTATCTATCAATAGCAGAGTTTAATGCTATGTACTGGGAGGGTAATTAATGAATTTTCTTATTCTTATTTTATCCTTATCATTGATAGCATTTATCGGTTTAATAATTACAATATATAAGTATGATCCCAATAGGTGAATTATGACTGAACCACTTTATACAATAGAAGAGTTTGTTACTACTGGATGGATAGTATATGATGAAAAATATACTAAGATGAGTAAACAAAAAACCCAAGAGATATATGAGGGAATACTTGCTGAAGGTATGAATCCAAGTAGACTCAGGATAACAAGAGATGTATGAACCAGAAGTAAATGATTATGTAATATGGGATCAAGGTGAATACGGTAGGCATGAAGGATGGGTTTATTTTAAGGGGGAACCAATAGATAATGAAAAGAGAATAAAGGAAGGATGGAAAGTATTATCACGTTACATAACCATTGAGATAGGAGTAAAGGATAAACATCATTGTGTTTATACAAGTGGTAAACCAATGATACATAAGAAACATCATATTTTGTTATTGTGTAATGATTCAGACTGGAAAGATTTACAATTTGTAACAAAAAGAAAGAGTGTATATGATGATGTAGATGTGTATAAAGAAGAGAAAAAGGTAGACAGTATTGCTGATGCTTATAAGAGTCAGGAGGGAAGATACATAGATCCCTGATATAACTTAAACTGTATAAATTGATACCGTTTTATATTAAAATAAGGTTTTAAATACCTTTATAAATATAAAACTGTTGTTTATAAGGATAGTATCCTTGAGTATCTTTATAGGGTGAATTAATAGAATTATTTGTTATTTTTAATGGTCTCAGATCTTGTGGACTAAGCGACCGTAGCATGAGGATCGCAGTTTGTCAAGTATCAGGATCGCAGAAATTCGCATTTCGTAACATTTTTTTTATAAATAAGTTCATACATACTACTGACTGATAGTTTGCTACGAGATTTTACTACGAGATTTCGTGCCATATACACTACGAGATTTCGCTACGAGATTTCTTTAATACATTATACATTATACATAACAAACGCTTGACATCTAGTCGAGATTTTGTTATAATCATTATATACATACATTCTCCTACTAGATTCATGAACGATTATCCATCAGTTTTTGACTACGAGTATTCTGCACATGAGTACTTGCACGAGAATCATGCAACATATAACATACAAGATTCATATGATCTAGATGAGGAGTACGCACGAGACACATGCGACTATTCTCAGCTGGCGTACATACATTATGCATGAAAAGCATAGTTCTATTATATCATAAAAGAACCAGATTATCAAGTATAAAGTTATACAAATCATCTTCCAATCTGCAGCAGTAAGTGCAAGATAGGGGGATGATTTGTTGCGTTAATTATAAAATAACATGATATTTTGCACCGACTGCAAAAACTTATGACGGTAATATAAGTGGCACATAATATTCCTATTCGTTAATATTCCATGGTAGTATATACATATACTCGAAATCAGTCGAGTATTTGTAAACAATTACCAAAAACAGTTTATGACATCTAACAACCCGATTGTAGTTTCAAGTGAATACTTTGGTATGGGATTTTGGTTGGAAGATGTAACAAATGATTTGAAATATGCTCCTTCGTTAATAGAAGGGGGAGTTGATTTTGACTGTGCTGGTTATGTATCAGAGTGGGATGATTGGCAAGGAGTTAATTATAATATTCTCTTTGATATTATCTCACGGTTAATAACACTTAAGCAACAGAAGATTGACACTCTAGAAACTGTCACATGATTTTCCCATTCGTTGAAATTTCATGTTATATTAACAACATGGAAACAATTCTTTCACTTTTCGTTATTACTTTCATTATGGAATTTCTTCGTAAGGATACAATTAGTGGAAACACAGTTGTTAACTTTTATCCCGTTAAATCTTGGGGTAATGTTATAAATGAAAACGTAATCTTCAAAGTCGTTGAGTTTATGGCAGGTGGATTTAAGACTTATAGCAAACAATTAGTGAGTAAAGATACGTTTGAATATGATATTCAACGTATGACACTTTCACCTGATTGGGAGTTAATTAGTGAGTATATGCCACCTCAGTTTATTAACAGTGACACGTTGAAAGATTTCGTGCCTAATCGTTACATTAACATACAAGATTCATCTAACTAATTATCATCATGTCTCAAACATTACGCACACTAAGTATTACTGAATCAGAAGAAACTGCGTTAGTTGAGATTATACGTTATTTCAACGATGTGGGTTTACCTGATAACATTAATTCAGAGGATTACGATTCTCTAACTGATAAAGTTTTTGATTAATTATGATTAAAAAGTTTATCTCTCCAATCGATGATTGTGAGTTTGATTATCAAATAGTCAACGGCAATCTATCATTTAGGGTTGAAGGCACTGAATGGCAGGATTTCAATCTTAATGACAAAAGAGCATATAGTGATGAACAATATGCTGAGTTTGTAACACTTTTAAATGAGGATATGTGTCAGTAAATGATACATATCTTTTTTCTTATGTGAAGAGTATTTTTGTACTATCGGCAGCCGGAAATCTCCGATCGCAAAAATACCCCCTTTCGGGGGTATTTTTTTACTGTAGTGCCAGTCGCCAGTGATGCAAATCAGTCGTTGCTTTCATTTCATTAAACATGCTCTGCACTTCAGAGTAGTCAGCATCATCCCAAGCAACCCCGTCATCCGTGAAGAAACTTCCAACGTCGTTGTGCATGACGTTTTTCCATTCTTGAAACCCTGCACACTCTAATGCCAATCTGTAAAGGCATTCCGTGTTTTGAATCCAAAGGGATACATTCCAGGTTTCGTAATCTTTCCAACCATTCATAATGCAAATCCTTTGTTGACTCTTTAAATATAAACGATTTTACCCACGAATAGGGAAAGTGTGTGCCACTTATTTAATTGGATTCCAGCCGGAATTTGCGATCGCACGATCGGGCACGGGCATCACTGCCCGTTTCTATATTCACCCATCAGGCATTTTCCATACCATATTTCAGAGTGCCCGTATTCTTCGGATAAGTCAAGACATAAACCCCAACACTCATCTAAAGTTTTTTTAACGGTATTTTCATGCGGTGCTGCCGCACATACGACTGCGTAAGGAAACGCAGGATTGAAAGTAGTATTAGGATTAAACATAAACTTATTATACACACAAAAGGGGGCACTTTGGGAGTTTTATGTGCCACTTTGTCAATTGGTTTGCGATCGCACGATCGGACATTAAAAACCCCCTTAGTAAGGGGGAGAGGCAGTAAATTCGCAGGTTTGCCTTGCCATGTCTTCCCATACTTGGGTGTGATGTAAATCATTCAACGTTGCCAGGCAATTGTTAACCATTCTACGGATGACTTGCCGTGTAGGGGTTGAGGCATAGTCTTCAGTGAAAGGAGAATATTCTTTGATGATACGGTTGACACATATGGAAACGTCACTTGTGCCTATCTCTTCAACATCGGTAAACATGAAATCCACATTGTCTGAAATGATTTCGTAAAGCATAGAGAAAAGAATGAAAAATGAATAACCGGTGGATGTCTTTCAGTGAGGGCGACTCACGGGGCACATTCGCCTTTCCCCGTTGTTATTCATAATATAAACCATTTTAACCACGTATGGGAAAACACTGTGACAGTTTGTTGATTGGATTCCAGCCGGAATTTGCGATCGTGAAACCAGTTGGATAAGTGGCACACATTTCTCCCACTGATACCTAAAACCGTGTATATTAAGAGAGTCAAACGAATGAATGAATTTTATGCCTGTTAAGTCAACAACTGCGACACCTGCTAAGGCAACAACCCCACGCAAAAGACGCACACGTAAGACTACAACAACAGCAGCAAAATCAGTTGCTAAAGTAACAACAAAGAAGGCAACTCCTTCTCCTAAAGTTACAACAACTCCAAAGATTGAGACAAAGAAAGTAACAGTAACTACTTTCGAATCTGGTAAAGTTGTAAACAAATCAACTGAATTAGTGAAACCAAATGCCCCTCTAATCCAAATGAGAGACTACCAACGTGACATTTCTAACCGTTGGAATATTCATCATTATGAGATACAGGAATTGGTGAAAGATATCAGAGGATTTGTTAATACTATTCTACCATATTACAGACAGTTAGTTAAGTCACTTGAAACCACTTAGTCAACTATCCCCCTCACGGGGGATTTTTTTTGCGATCGTGCGATCGGAAACCAGTTGAGAAAGTGTCACAGTAAACTCCCATACAGTTGCAAAATCATGTATATTATAAAGGTGGGAGAGAGGTTGGCATCCCTGAGACTTTAATTAGACTTCGCAAAGGAGTTAGCATAAGTCAGACATCTGCTACCTCACCCACTTTTCACCACTATTTCTCTTTAATTACCATGCGTAAAATTGAAGCAAAAATGTGTCAAGCAATCCGTAATAGAGAAGACTGGTGTCAAGCAAACACCCAAGTTTCTTATAACGACTTGACAAAGTGTAGTCAAATCTTTCTACACGGGCATCAAATTGCAACCTATGATTATAACACTAAGTCAGTGTTATTGTCTTCCTGTGGATATGAAACAGTGACGACAAAATCAAGACTAAATGCAATCTTATCTGAGGTAAAATACGGGGCAAGTGTATATCAAAGGAATTGGAATTGGTTTGTTAGTTTTAGACAAAAAACCACGTCATTCTTTGATGGTATTGTATTACATGACACACCCGAATTGTCTTACAGTTAGTAACAACAACCCCTATCCAATTACCCCCCTTAATTATCATGTATGAAGACGAAATCCTCCTGGAGTTAATGAATACTCCAGGCGAAATCTTTGACATTCCAGAGTTACAACAGGAAGACAAATTTGACGTAGAAAGTTATATCAATGGGGAGACAGATTATGCGTGATAAAATGATAACATACTCACCCGATATGTATGAGGAAATTGAGAAGTATGCCTCACAATTAGAAATCACTTGTGATTACTTTATGATGGAATTCCTCACCGAAACTAACACTAACCCTTCACCCCTTAATTAACAATGAACACCACAATCATGTATTCCTTTCCTGATGATTTAAAATACAGATATATGTCATTTAATACATATGAAAAGGCATTAAAAGCGATTCGATTGTTTACACAAATCAATGTAAAAGCAGAGGTTAAAGTATAAACAACTCATTCGTGCGTGAATATGACAGTTGCCCCCGTTTAGCGGGGGTTATTGTTATGCCCCGTTTAAAAACCGATGGATCCCTTAGTCTACAAAGTGTTACGATAGCTAGATATAAGTTCCTTTCATATAAAAAAATTTTTCCCTATATAAAAACGACCACAAGGTTCACAAACTGCTAATAGAATGAAAAAAAATTTCGATAAAATTTTTTCGACTATAGAGGTCGATCCAGTAACTGGTAGGTATTATATAAACATTCCTGAAGAGATGATAAATGAATTTGGGTGGTACGAAGAGATGATATTAAAATGGAATATAGATAATGGAGATATCATTATAACTGAAGAAGAATGACTAAAACATATCACATCTACTTAAGAGAGGAATGTTTATTCAAAGATTTAAGTGAAGCGGAGTTTGAGGTAATATGGGGAAGAATCTATCAGACATATTTTATGGAAGACTTAACATATTCAGAGGTTACGGAAGACCGTAAAGATAGTGAAGAATTATCAGAAGCATCATATTGACAATAGACACTATATACTGTATGATAGTGAAGTAATTACAACACGTTATGGCAAAAGGATTTACTGTTAAAGCAGCTCCCAAGAAAGTTAATAAAGAACCTGAATGGGATTATGAAAAAGCAAAAGAGATAGTTAAAGGAAAAGCAGTAGTATTTTGTTTACCAGGAAGAGGAGTATCATTTGCTTTTCTTAAGAGTTTTGTACAACTCTGTTTTGACTTAGTTCAAGCAGGAGCACAGATACAGATCTCACAAGATTATTCATCTATGGTAAACTTCGCAAGATGTAAGTGTCTTGGTGCTAATGTTCTCAGAGGACCTGATCAGTTACCATGGGATGGTAAATTAAAGTATGATTATCAATTATGGATTGATAGTGATATTGTATTCAATACTGAAAAGTTCTGGCAAGTAGTCTTAATGGAACAAGACATTGCAGCAGGATGGTATTGTACAGAGGATGGTAAGACTACATCTGTAGCACATTGGTTAGATGAAGATGATTTCAGAAACAATGGTGGAGTGATGAATCATGAAACTATTGAAAGTATAAGCAAACGTAAAAAACCATTCACTGTCGATTACACAGGTTTTGGATGGCTGCTTATCAAGAATGGAGTCTTTGAACATGCTGAGATGAAGTATCCATGGTTCGCACCAAAGATGCAAGTTTTCGAAAGTGGTGAAGTACAGGACATGTGTGGTGAGGATGTTTCTTTCTGCCTTGATGCGATAGAAGCAGGTTTCCAAATATGGTGTGATCCACGAGTAAGAGTAGGGCATGAGAAAACAAGAGTTATATAACATATATCGTGATGGCAAAGAAGTATTTTCCGCACTCACACAGCAGGAGTACTTCGATGTCATGCAAAATTATGCGATAGAATTCTATCAAACTGGGCATCCCACTGAGGATGAATTAAAAACTGAAATTTACACTGATTAATTATGGCAAAAGCAAAAGGAGGTCTATCGGGTGGTGATACCATAGAGGCAACACCGAAAAAATCTCGTCAAGGAAGAGGAAAACACTCAAAATACTCGGCAACATCCCGTAACTCGGCTCGTAAAAGATACAGAGGACAAGGAAAATAAATTAAGAAGGGGAGCAATCCCCTTTTTTCGTACTAAAAATTATGAAAGATTTTATATATTGTAAAAAGAATGCATTATCTAAAGAAATATGTGATAATATTATTTCTATTTTTGATGAGAATCCCGATAAATGGGTAGAAGGGAGTATGGGAGAAGGTGTAAATCATGAAAAAAAGAAATGTACTGAAATATATTTGGATTCAGAGCAAAAAAATCCATTTAATCTGTTATTTTTAGATGAATTGCGAGATGAAGTTATACAATATATAAAAGAATATCCTTTTATTGATAAAATAGATACTTGGGAATTTAGTAATATCTATAAAATACAAAAATATCTTCCCAATGAAGGTTATTTTTTTCTACATTGTGAAAATTCTCGACATTCACCATCACATATAGACAATAAAATACTAGTATGGATGATATATTTAAATGATGTAACTGATGGTGGATATACTGAATTCCCTCAACAGAATAAATTAATACAACCTAGAGTTGGAGACATGTTAATATGGCCTTCTTACTGGACTCATCCTCATAGAGGAATTACAAGTAAAACTCAAACAAAATATATTATGACAGGATGGTTTAATTATTCAAAATAACCTCGGTGTCTCGAAAGAGGCACTTTTTTTACGCTAAATAATTTTTTGTATGTGTAAAATGGTAATCAAAGTGGACATAAACAGAGAAATTATGAAATCCGAGCATAATACGGTGAAATTAATCACTGAATATGATGGTGAAGGGAGAATTATCCAAGAAGTTATGCATGATGATGCTCCAGAATACAATAAAAAAGAAAAAATCAATCTTAATGAGTAATATTAACTAAGATTGCAGGTATAAATAAAGAAAAACTGTATTAAATGGCAATTACGAGGATATCAAGGGGGTTTAAGGACATTAGTTTGTCTTTTGAACCTCATCCTGTAACAAAAGATCTACCAATATTGAAGAATGAGAATGCAATTCGCAGATCCGTTAGAAATATTGTAGAAACAATTCCGACTGAAAAGTTTTTTGACTCTGATTTTGGTTCTGATGTGTATAAAAGTCTATTTGACTTCGTTGATTATGGAACTGCTTCAATTATAGAGGATCAAATTAAGTCTTCTATAGAAAATTTTGAACCAAGAGTTGATAATATACAGATAGAAGTTGATCCTAGACCAGATAGCAATGAATTTGAAGTTGTTGTAGCATTTGATATCATTGGTCAAGAGTTTCCGACTCAAGAATATTCCTTTCTACTAGAGGCAACAAGATAAAATGCCTTTCACTAAATTTACAAATCTAGATTACGATCAGATAAAGACATCTATTAAAGATTACTTACGGGCAAATTCCAATTTTACCGACTTTGATTTTGATGGATCTAATTTTTCTGTCTTAATAGACACACTAGCATATAACACGTATATAACAGCATTTAACTCCAACATGGTAGTTAATGAGTCTTTCCTAGATTCTGCGACTCTCAGGGAGAATGTGGTGTCTCTGGCAAGCAATATAGGTTATACTCCACGATCTAGGTCAGCAGCACTAGCACAAATATCATTTGACATCACTAATTTGGGTAATGATATATCTTCTGTTACTTTAAAACCAGGAATTGTTTGTACTGGAGATATTAATAATGAAAGTTATACTTTTTCTATTACAGAATCAATAACTACTAATGTTTCCAACAATAAAGCATCATTTAAAAATATTAATGTATATCAAGGAACATTTTTAAGTAAGCAATTTACATATGATGGTTCATTGGATCAAAGATTTATACTTAATAATCCGTATATTGATTCATCAAAAATTGTTGTTTATATTAAAAATACTGGTGAAAATGGATTTGGGTTAAAATACAATTTAATTAACGATCTTATTGATGTTAATTTAAATTCAAGAATTTATTTTATTAGAGAAATACAAGATGAAAAGTATGAAATAAAATTTGGAGATGGTATATTTGGTAAAAAATTAGGTACTGAATCATCTGATGATGGTAATGTAATTACAGTTCATTATATGGTAACTGATGGTGAAGATGGCAATGGTGCTGGTGGAAAAGTTGGATCAACTGATATATTCAGATTTGCTGGTAGTTTACAGAATCAGAATCAAGCAGATATAACTACATTTCTTGCTGGATCAATTACAACTAATGCTCCATCTCAAAATGGTGCTAATATAGAATCTTTAGACTCTGTTAAGTATTATTCTCCTTTAACATATTCAGCACAGAATAGAGCAGTTACTCCAAGAGATTATGAAGCATTGATTAAGAGAATATATCCAAATACAGATTCAGTTTCTGTTATAGGTGGTGAGGAATTGGATCCACCAGAATTTGGTACGGTAAGTATTAGTATTAAACCAAAGAATGGTAGTTATGTATCCGATTTTTCTAAGTCGAGAATACTATCGCAAATAAAACAATATAGTGTATCTGGGATTAGTCAAAAAATTGTTGATCTAAAAATATTATATGTTGAGGTTGATTCTAGTGTTTATTATAATGATTCTTTTGTATCAACACCCGACACACTTAAAACTAATGTTATTAAATCATTAACTGATTATTCAAAATCAGTCAATCTTAATAAGTTTGGTGGTAGATTTAAATATAGTAAAGTTCTTCAGGTAATTGATGATACTGATACTTCTATAACATCAAACATTACTAAAGTTAAGATAAGGAGAGATTTACAAGCATCATTAAATCAATGGGCACAATATGAGTTATGTTTTGGTAATAAGTTCCATGTTGATTCTAAGGGATATAATATTAAATCTACAGGGTTTACCGTTGATGGTGAATCATCAACTGTTTACTTAACAGATATTCCAGATGAAGATCGTAAGAAAGGTACATTATCGATTGTAAAAATAACAGACGATATATTGACAGTTGTTACTTCTTCTGCAGGTATTGTTGATTATGAGAAAGGAGAAATTCTTTTATCAACTATTAATGTTACATCAACTGCTGAACCAAATAATATTATTGAAATACAAGCTTTCCCAGAATCCAATGATGTTGTGGGTTTAAAGGATTTATACCTCTCATTTGCTGTTTCTGAAAGTAAAATAAATATGATGAGAGATGTAATTTCTTCAGGAGATGAGATTTCAGGTGTTCAATTTACTAGAGATTTCTATACATCAAGTTATTCTAATGGATCAATAACAAGAGAGTAATATGATACAAACAGGATTTGAAAGCAGATTAAAAATACAGGATAGTGTATCTAATCAACTTCCCAATTACGTATTGGAAGAAAGTCCACTTACAGTAGATTTTCTTAGACAATACTATATTTCACAGGAATATCAGGGAGGTCCAGTTGATATTGCTGAGAATTTAGATCAATATTTAAATTTAGATAATTTAACACCTGATGTTGTTATTGATTCAACAACTCTTTCTAGTGATATAAACGAATCTCAGGATACAATAAATGTTAGTTCTACAAAGGGATTTCCAAAAGAATATGGTTTATTAAAAATTGATAGTGAGGTAATAACATATACTGGTATTACTACTGTTTCATTTACTGGTTGTAAACGTGGATTTTCTGGTATTACAAGTTATCATAGAGATTTAAATCAAGAAGAATTAGTTTTTAGTGAATCTACTGCTGCTAATCATACAGCAAATACATCAATACAAAATTTAAGTTCTTTATTTTTAAAAGAATTTTATAAGAAAACAAAATATACATTTACTCCTGGTTTAGAGAATACAACACTAAACTCTAAGTTAGATGCTGGTTCTTTTATAAAGGAATCAAAATCATTATATAAAACTAAAGGTACTAATGAATCTTTTAGAATTTTATTTAATGCTTTATATGGAATTGAGCCTGATATTTTAAATTTAGAAGAAAAATTAATAAAACCATCTTTTGCGAAATATACTAGAAGGCAAGTTGCTATTGCTGAAGTAATTTCTGGAGATCCTTTACAATTAAAAGGTCAATCATTATTTAAAAGTGATGTTGCAAATGATATTAATGCTTCCATATCAGAAATTGAACCTTTTGAGAGGTATAATTCAGGAAGTACTGGTATTACCACTTATTATAAAGTTGGATTATTTGTTGGATATGATGAAATTAGTGATGTTGAAGGTGATTTTGTTGTTATACCAAATACAAAATCTTTAGAATCTTTTGCTCCACAATCATCTTCTATTATTGTTGATTCTACTGTTGGTTTTAATACATCAGGAACAATTAATTCAGGTGTTAATACAATAACATATACTGATAAAACAGTAAATCAATTTTTAAATTGTACATGGAATAATGTATCCATAGCAACTACAATATCTCCAATAGACAATATAAGATCTGAAGAATTTTATTTTGGATATGAAAATGGTGATTCTAATAAAAAAGTGGTATTAAGATTTACTGGAGTTTTATCCAACCTTAATGCAAATGAGAAATTAGATGTTTCTGAAGGTGATATAATATCTGTAAAATCTATTGGTGATAAAATATTAAATCCAGAAAAAAATAAGACATATAAAGAAGTTTTTGCTAATTCTTGGATTTATAATACAAGTTCTTCCTATCATATAAAATCATTTTCACCTATAAAAGTAGATAGTTCTGTTGATAGATCTAGTTTAAAATTTGGTGATTATGTTGAAATTACAGATAGAGACAGTAATAAGGTTGTATATCCAACGTCTCTTGATAGTGATCCTTATGTATCAGAAGAAATTGAAAATAATGAAATAATCTTAGAAAGATTTACATTTTCTCCAAATGTAAATAGACAGTATAATATAAGAAGAAAAATCAATAAAGCAAATAGTTCTGGAACTAATATTCAATATGGAAATGATAATATTACATCCGATATTCAAAATGTATATGTAAATGAAAATTCAGCATATGTTGCGTCAAATTCCTTACCATCATATCGTATCGATAAAGATGGTAATAGGTTACCATTTACACAACAAATAACAGTAGATACAAGCACAATATCGTTTAACAATTCTGGTATAGGTGTTACTTTAGGTTTTTTAACTGGGTTTACTAATGATAGTTATTCTGTAATAGATTTTGGTGCTTCTATGCCATTTGAAATTGGTGATAGGGTTTATTATGAACCACAAGGTTCTTCTATGGTTGGATTGGAAACTGGATCTTATTATGTAAATCCAATTAGTGATAGGCAAATAAAAATATATGGTTCTAATTCTGGAATAAAGGATGATAAATTTATAACTTTTAATTTACCACCAGTGGGTGATAATTCTCATAAATTTACACTTTATTCTCAAAAATCAAATTTAATATCACCACAAAAATTAATTAAAAAATTCCCATTATCTTCACCAATTTCAACTGGTACTGGACAAACTACCATTAGTGGTGGGATTGGAATGTTGATTAATGGTGTAGAAATAGAAAATTACAAATCCAATGATAAAATTTATTATGGACCTTTAGAAAAAGTTGATGTAATAAACCGTGGTAATAACTTTGATGTTATAAATCCACCAAAGTTAACAGTTTCTTCAGGTACTGGTACAACTGCTTTAGTCCAACCAGTTCTTAAGGGATCAATAACTAAAGTATATGTTGATTCTCAAGATTTTGATATTGACAAAATTGTATCTATTGGAGTTAGTGGTGGTAATGGTAATGGATGTATATTAGATCCAATTATAGGAACAAGATCTAGAGAAGTGTTGTTTAATGCTGCTCCAACTACACAAGGTGGTGGTATTAATACATCAACGGAGCAAATTGTATTTCTAACCGATCATGATTTTGTTAATGAAGAACCAATAACTTATGATTCTAATTTAAATCCTTCTATTTCTATTGGTGTAGGAACTGATACTTTACTTAATAATTCTGTTTACTTCCCAAGAGTTTCTAACAATAGAACTATTAGACTATTCAATACTTTATCAGATTGTATTTCTGGAATTAACACTATAGATTTTAGTGGAACTAATAGTAGTGGTATTCATAAATTTAAAGTATCTTCAAGACAAACTTTAACTGAAGTTAGAGTAATAAATGGTGGAAAAGATTATACTAATAGAAAATTAATAGTAAAACCTTCAGCAATATCTACTGCTTACGATACTATTACATTTAAAGATCATGGTTTTTCTGATGGTGAATTAATTAAATATTCATCTACTGGAACTAGTATAACTGGATTAACTACTACAAAACAATACCAAGTTATCAAAATAGATTCTAATTCATTTAGAGTTGCTGATGCTGGTATAGGTGGAACTATAACATCAAATTATATAAGAAAAAATTATTTAAGTTTAGATTCTGTTGGTACTGGATACCATAATTTCCAATATCCTGATATTACAGGATTTATTGAATTTACTGCTGTTGGTGTTGGAACAACTTCTATTAATATAACACCAGTAGTTAAAGGTGATATTGATCAAGTTTATGTCTATGAATCTGGTACAGGATATGGTACAACAATTACAAATGTTGAAGAAAATCCTATAATTACAGTAAAAACAGGAAAAGAAGCAAATTTAAGACCAATTGTATTAAATGGTCAAATAAATTCCGTTAATATTGATTTTGGTGGAATCGAATATTTCTCTAATCCAGATTTAATTATTATAGATGAAAATGGTACTGGTGCTGAGTTAAGACCAATAATAGAAAATGAAAAAATTGTTGATGTTAAAGTTACTAATCCAGGAATTGGATATTCTACAAGTGCTACTATTGTTGTTAAATCTTCTGGTATTAATCAATCATTTAGGACTAAAATAAGATCATTAACTCCAAATAAATTTAATAAATTTGGTAAAGATCTTTTAATTGAAACTACCAATAATTTAAAATATTCTGTATGTGGTTATACTACTAATACTTTCCAAGAGTCCAATAGTTCTGCATCTGGTATAATTGGATGGGCATATGATGGAAATCCAATATATGGTCCATATGGATATGAAAAACCAGATGAAGACCCCTCAAATATCACTCCTGGGGCAGTAGTAAAGAGATTGGTATCTGGATATACCATAGACATATCTAATGTTGTTGATAGACCTTCTGGGTTTGAAACAGGGTATTTTGTAGAAGATTATACATATAGTTCTACAAATGGTGATCTTGATGAATTTAATGGTAGGTATGAGAAAAATTCAGATTTCCCTAATGGTGTTTATGCTTATCATGCTGTAGTAACTGGTTCAACAGATATTCCAACATTCCCCTATTTTATAGGTAATACTTATAGATCATCTTTAATTCCAGAAAATATCTTAGAAACTGATCAAATATCATTAGATTATAATGAATTAGGATTATTGAGAAATACTTTCCCATATAAAGTATCGGATTTTAATGCAAGTAATGATTTCTTAACAGAAACTAATTCTCTTTTAGAGCAAGAAATAGAAATAGAATCAATTTCTTCTGGATCTATTGATAAAATTAATATTTTAAATTCTGGATCAAATTACAAAGTTGATGATGTATTGGAATTTGATAATACTGGTACAAAAGGGAGTGGGTTAATATCTAAGGTATTATCTGTTAAAGGTAAAAAAATAAATGAGATAAACACATCTATTGAAAAAATTAATTCTACTATTCTTACTTGGTCTGAAGATAAAATAAAAGTATCAATTTTACCTAGAAATAATTTATCAAATAGAGATAATGTTGTTATTAGTGGATTATCAACTAATGTTATTAAATTAAAAGATTCATATAGTATAGGAATAACATCAACTACAGGAACTACTATTTCGACTATAACTGCTTCTCCTTCTGCTGGATTTACAACAGAAATTTATGTTTCTAGAATTCCTAGTAATATTTCTATAGGAAGTAGTATTGGTATAGGTACAGAAACATTAAAGGTATTAAATGTATACAATAATCTTAATATTCTAAGAGTTAAAAGAGATGCTGTTAGTTATGGAAAAACATATGCTGAAGGATCTGAAGTATCCTTTATTCCAGATTCATTTACTATAGATGAAAAGGTACCTTATTTTAAATCTGAATTAAATGATCTTGCTTATTTCAATCCTATAAAATCTGTTGGTATAGGTACGACAGAAGGAACCGAATATCCAATATCATTTGCTTTTGGTGGAAAAACTATTCAAAGAAATGTTCCTATACAACACATTTATATTGAAAATCATCCATTTAAAACAAATCAAAAGATAAAATTAACTATACCTAGTGGTGGATCAAATATTAATATTTCAACTGATAAGTCCAATAATACAGTAATATTACCAACAACATTATATGCTGTAAATAAAACTATCAATAGTATTGGAATTAAAACTACTTTAAATTCTAATGAAATTTATTTTAGATCTTTTGCTAACAATAATAATGCTAATAAAGATGAATATTTATTTGAAACTGAGAAAAATCTAGTAAATGCAACAGTTGAAAGAATAAAATCAAAAGTATCAATATCAACATCTCATGGATTACTTTCTGGTGATGTAATTTCATTATCAGTTAAACCAGATTTGTCTGTTGGGATAGGTACTTCTACATCTATAAAAGTTTTAAGAGAAACAAATAGTGGAAATATTTTAATAAATCCAATACCATTTACTAGTGGATCAGTTAAACATAATAAGTTGGGATTGGGTAATCATGGATTTAAAACTGGTGATAAGGTATTTTATGATGGAGATGCTACTGGATTATCTACTGGTTCTTATTATGTTTATAAAATAGATGATGATTTTATACAATTAGGAGAAACTTTATATGATGTTAATAACACTATAAAAACAGTATCAATTACTCAAGGAACAGGAGGATCATCTCAATCTATATCGAGGATTAATCCACAAATAAAGGCAATCAATAATAATAATTTAGTATTTGATTTATCTGATTCTTCTTTATCAGGATATAATTTTAATTTGTATTATGATAAAGAATATAATAATAAATTTGTATCAACAGGATCTACAAATAATTTTAGTGTTTCTAACGTTGGAACTGCTTTAACTGTTGGATATAGTACAAGTTTGCCTAATGTTTTATATTATAATATAGATAAATCTGGATTTATTAGTACTTCTGATTTTGATGTATCTAATAATTCTAGAATAGTATTTTCTGATAGTTATTATAATGGTAGTTACCCCATATCTGGTGTAGCAGCAACTACTTTTGACATATTTTTAAATAGAGTACCAGAAAATTTAACATATAAAAATACTGATTGTGACGAACTTAAATATACATCAAAATCAAAAACTATTGAAGGTGGTATTGATAGAATAGATATTATTTCTGGTGGATCTGGATACAAATCTTCTCCAAAATTTATTGGAGTGGGAACTATTGCTCAAGGAAAAGATGCATCAGTTGTACCTACATCGTCTACTATAGGTAAAGTTAATAAAATAAGAGTAATAAACGATTCTTATGAATATTCTTCTGATCCTACATTACAACCAGAAGCATTTATATCTCCTATAATTGAAATTGAAAATGCTAGTACTATTGGAATTGTTTCTGTTACAAATGGTGGATCTGGATATATTTCAGATCCAAATGTTATAATTGTAAATTCCGATACTGGTACTAAAATTGATAGTGGATATTTACAACCTAATTTATTATCAGGAACTATTGTTGGTATTGATATTGAAGAAAAAGCAGTTGGTCTTCCAGAAAATACTGTAACTTTAAGAGCAACAAACAATACTAATGGTATTACTATTACTAAAGTCGAATCACATGCTGGAACAGCATTTACTTGTACTATAACAACTCCAATATTGGGATTTGGTAATAATCCATTTACTATTGGTGATAAAGTTTATATTGAAGGTATTGAAAAATATAGTAATAATGGTTCTGGTTTTAATTCTGAAGATTATGGGTATAAATTATTAACTGTTAGTAATTATGATGATAGTGGTGCACAAGATAAAGTTACTATTGATGTTTCATCATTGACAACAAATACTGGAATAGCTAGAACAATTTCAAATCAATATTCTTCAATAATATCAGAATCTAAGTATCCAACATTTTTTGTTTCTCAAGTAATTAACAATTTTGATATTGGTGAGAAGTTATTGATCAACGGTAAATCATCTAATTTATCAATAACAGAATCAAGTTCAAATATTTTAAAAATAAAAGGAACTGATGTTATAAATGTTGGTGATATACTTGTTGGAGAAACAAGTTCTAATCAAGCAACTATAAAGAATATTACGGAAAATAATGCAAAATATAATACAGGATTTTCTATATTAAAAGAATTTGGATGGGTTGATACTACTGGTAAATTAAATGATGATGGTCAACTAGTTGCTGATAATGATTATTATCAAAATCTTTCATATTCAGTTAAGAGTACTATTCCTTGGGATGAATTAAAAACTTCTGTTAATAATTTACTCCATACCAGTGGATTAAAGAATTTTGCTGATGTTGGGATTGTTTCTACAACAAATATTGGTATTGGATCAACTAATGCTATAACCATAATATATGATATTATTGATGATAAAAGAGTAGATACTGTAAATTACATTGATATGGTTGTTGATAAAGATACAACTACAAGTAGTTCAAGATTTATTGATTTTGAAAATATAAGATTATCTGATTATATACAATGTAAAACAAATGAATGCTTATTAATTGATGATATAAGTTCTAGTTTTTCTAATTTAGAAGCATCACCTACAGATTATTTAAATGTTTATCAATATGGATCAACTGATATTTACAACAATTATTTAATTAGAGTTAATAGTGCAAGTGGATCTACACAACAATTACAATTATCAGAATTGGTTGTGTTGAGTAATGGTACTAATAATATAATGTTTGAAAAATCTGGATTAATAAATTCAGATACATCCATACCATCAGATAATTTTGCCGAATTTAAATTACATAATAATCCATCAACTTTACAAAATTATGTAAGATTTATTCCAACTAATACTTATAATATTGATTATGATTTAAAAATCCTTTCTAGTAAGTTTAGTTCAAATATTGTTGGAGTTGGAACAGAGTTATTAGGTCCTGTTGATTTAATATCTGCTTATAGAATTTCTAATTCTGTAGGAACTTCAAATATTGTTGAATTGCCTATTAATAAGTATGGATCAATACATGCTACAACACAAATAACAAATACGGTCACAAATGATTTACATTATGTTGAAACTTATGTTACACATAATGGACAAGATACATTTATGACACAATATTTTGTTGATACTGATAATGATGAAGCATCATTTAACACTACTAATATTGGTATTATAACATCACGTATTAATAGTGGAAATTTAGAGTTTAGATATAAGAATGATAATGGAAATAATACAAAAATAAGATCAAGAATTGTTGGTTTTGGATTAACAACATCAACCAATAGTACTTATAGATTCCTTACTACAGGACAACCATCAGGTGCTGAAAGATCTATGATCTATCAAGGATTATCTAATAGTGGTGTTGGAACTACATCTATTTTAGAACTTGATAAGGGATTATTTAATGCTTCTAAATCTATTGTTGAAGTTAGTATTGGTTCTTCAAGAGCAGTTCATGAGGTATTATCTGTATATGATGGAACAAATGTTTATGTTCAACAATCTCAAGCATTATCACTTAATAATGGATTAACTTCAAATTATGATAGTGGTGTTGGATTAGGTACTTTTGGAGGATCTGTAGTTGGATCTAATTATATTGTTAAATTCCATCCAGATAATGTAGTAGGAGTTTCTAGTGTTATTGTATTAAATCAATGTTATTATAATCAAAATGATACTTTAAATGATCCATCAACTTTAACTTACGGAAAAACTACTGATGATGTAGACATTTTATTATATAATGCTATTGGTGGTAATAGAATCAATACTAAGTCATTTGAAGCAAAAACCAATAATGTTTCTATTTTTGGAAAATCATTTGACCCATCTTCATCATCTGTCGATCTTGCTACTGGTAAGTTTACTTTAGAAAATCATTTCTTTAGAGCAAATGAAGAATTAGAATATAAATCAGGATCTAGTTTTATTGGTGTTAGTTCATCTCCAATGACATATAAAAATGGATCCATAACTGGAACATTACCATCTAGGGTTTATGTAAAATCAGTTATTAATAATAATAGTTTTAATATTTCAACTACTAGAGCTGGAGCAGCTGTTACCTTTATTAATGTTGGTTCTGGAAATAATCATGAATTGTCAATGGTTAATTCCAATACAAAATCAATTATTAGTATTGATAATGTTATTCAATATCCAGTATCTTCTACTAATATTACACATACATTAAAATATAATCTTGGTGGTCAGGTAAGTGCTTCTTCAACAATATTCTCATTGAGTGGAATAACTAGCATATCTACGGAAGATATATTGAAGATTGATAATGAATATGTTGAAGTTATTAATGTTGGAGTTGGAACAACAACAGTAGGACCAATTTCTGTTGGTGTTGGTACTTATAGTTTGGTTAATGTTAATAGAGGATTTGTAGGTTCTAGTTCTACTACACATACAAATAATTCAACAGTTACAATATATGGTGGTTCATATAATATTACTGGAAAAACTATAAACTTTTCTAAAGCACCTAGAGGTAATAAGGAACAACCCCTTTTAGAGAATGGATTACCTTTCCCAACAGCAGACTTTAATGGAAGAGTATTTCTTAGAGATAACTATACATCTAATAATGTGTATGATGATATCTCTAAGAAATTTGATGGAATTACAAATGAATATACATTAACTGTTGGTGGGGCAAATACCACTGGAATAGGAACTAGTGGTGGAACTGGAATTTTATTTGTTAATGGAATATTCCAATCACCAACAACTGATAATAATCCATTAAATAATTTCCAAATTGTTGAAAATTCTGGAATATCTAGTGTTGTATTTTCTGGTATTACATCGATTAATGGATCATTAATAATAAATGATGAAGATATAAACGCAAATCAATTACCTAGAGGTGGAGTTCCTATTTCTATAGGAAATAGTAATGGACTTGGATATGCTCCACTTGCTGGTGCTAAAGTTATGCCAGTATTGAATAATAGTGGATCTATCACTAATGTTATAGGTGTTGCTACTCAAGGAACTGCGTTAGCAATTTCAACAGCAGTATATGATAATGCTAGTGGTATAGTTACCATTACTACAGTTGAACCGCATCAATTTGTATTTGGAAACGCAAATACAGATTCAGTTAAATTAGTTGGACTACATTTTACTTGTCCTGCTAATTCTGGAGTTACTACAAACTTCTTCCCAAGTGGAAAATATGGTGATAAATTCTCAATAGTTTCTGTATCTTCAACAAATAAATTTAGTGCTAATGTTGGAACTACAACTATACCACACACATATAATGGTCAAGGTACTGTTTATCCTTGGTATGATGATTTAACTTTTGGTTCTGGATATAATAATATTGTTTCTATAGGTGTTACAGTCATAGATGCTGGTTTTAAACATAAATTTGTATCAGCAGATAATAATGCTATCAATAAATACGCAATTAGTGGACAATTAACACCAACTGCTGCTGATTATGATCCAGTTTCTGGAATTATGACTATTACAGCCGCTGGTCATGGATTAGTAACTAATAATCAAATTAACTTTGATACCAAATCTCTAAGATTTACATGTTCTAAAGACGGACATAAAACTATACATGAATATCCTAGAGGAACTGATCCTATTTCTGGAGTAAACACTACTATTACTAAGATTAATGATGATATATTCTCAGTGGATGTTGGTAAGAGTGTTGGAAGTGGTGCAGTTATTACTGCTCAACCTGTAGGTGTAAATACACATCAATTTGTTAACGCATCATCAGATGCTATTGAGATAATTGTTGGTGGTAGTGGTAATTTACAACCACAAAATGGAACTTCTTATAATCCAGTAACAGGTATTCTAAGAGTTAATACTGGTACCAATCATAATTTAGTTACAGGAAATACTATTAAATTTAAGAACAATACAGTTGTTTTCAAATGTGCTCAAGATGATTATCAAACACACCATAGTTATCCTCGTGGTGGTGTAGAGCATAAGTTTGTTAGTGCTACATCTACTGCTGTTAATGGATCATTACAACCAACTAACGCAGTTTATAGTGGAGAAACTGGTGAACTTACATTAACATTTGCTAGTGCTCATGGAATATCTAATGGAGCAACTATAACCATTGCTGATGATTCATTAACAATGACTTGTGCTAGAGATGATCATGCTAGTGAACATACTTATCCTCGATCAACTGATCCTGTTTCTGGAATAGCAACAGTTGTTTCTAATGCAACTGCTAATTCTGGAAAAGATCTTACAGTTAATGTTGGTAGATCTAATTTGGCAGATCCTATTTCTGGAGTAACTACTGCTATTATTAAGATTGATAATAATGAATTTGATGTTTATATTGGTAAATCAACTAATCATGGTGGTGGTGCCTTAGCATTTAATATTGTAAATGGTGGATCTGGATACCAAAATCCTGAAATATTTGTATCTGAACCTTCATATGACAATCTATCGATAAAAGGTATATCTAGAAGGGGTATTGGATCAACAACAGATACTGGTATTGGTCTTTTAGTTAATGCCCATGTTAATGGAACATCTTCCAATAAGTATGGAGAATCTGGTTTGTTTGAAATAACAGATTATTCTATTTCTAGAAGTGGATATGCATTTAAGGAAGGTGATACCTTTGAAGCTGTTGGTTTGGTTACAGATAGAAGATTAATTTCTTTAAAATCTAAATCAGTGTTAGAAGTTGGAAGAACTTATAATGATAAGTTCTCTATGTGGCAATTTGGTGAATTTGATTATATAGATCCTATTGTAGGATACCAAGATGGGGTAAATACTAAATTCCCACTTTATTATAATGGAAGTTTAATTAGTGTTGAGTCTACAAATACATTTGATAGTGAACTTGCTAATGTCTTTATTGTAATAATTAATGGTGTTATACAGGAACCAGGAAAAGCATATGAGTTTTCTGGTGGAACATCTTTAGCATTTAAAGAACCCCCAACAAAAGATGATAATATTGATATTTTCTTCTATAAAGGAACTGATGATGAAGATTCTGTAGTTAAAGATGGTGAAAAAACCATTATTGAAATTGGTGATGAAGTTCAAATAAAGAGAAATGTTGGTATTCCAACAACTCTAGATCAAGATGTTAGAACTGTTTTAAGTTTAGATACATCTAAAACTTTAGAGACTAATGTTTATACAAAACAAGGTATTAATGAAAATGATATTAAACCTTTAAGTTTGATAAAACAAAAAGTTGATAAAGTAATTAATGAAGTTTTTGTATCTAAAAAGAGAGTTAAATTAGAACCTTACGTATATCCAGCAGCAAGAATAATCAAAGATTTTTCAACTAGTGATACTGAATTTTATGTTGATAATGCTGAATTATTTGGATATGACGGAACTGCTTCATCATTTGGTGGTATAATTGTTTCTGGTAATGTATCAACTGCAGCAACAGCAACAGCAATCATGGCTGGTAGTTCTCTTTATGATATTCAAGTTTCTTCTGGTGGTAGTGGATATACTTCAGCACCAACGGTTTCTGTTTCTGCTCCACCACATATTTTTGATGATAATGCTGTTGCGATTGGTGTTACAGCAACAGCAACAGCAACAATAAGTAATGGTTCTGTTAATAATATTAATCTAACAAATTCAGGTCTTGGGTATACAGTTGCTCCATCTGTATTGATTTCATCTGAAAATCCAGTATATGATCTTGTAACTGGAACTAACCCTACAGTACAAAATACTGCTGGTATTATTACTGGAATTAGTACTACAATGTCTGGTAGTGATTTATGTCTAAAATTTGTTGCTATTAGTACTAGTGGATTTAATCCAATAAGTGTTGGTAATCCAATTTATATTTCTGATACAAGAGTTGGATCTGGATTAACATCTACAGATGGATCCGATACAAACGTTGTTGGTGTAGGAACTCAATTTGTTGATAACATCTATATTGTCAAGGAATTTAGTTATACTGGAACTGCCCCAAGTACCATGTCTGGTATTATTACATGTACCATAAAATCAGATACATCTACTAGTGGGTTAAATACTATTGGTTTCACAACATCACCTGTAGGTAAATATTCCTGTGGTAAGATTAGTGGATTTACCAGAGATTCATCTCCAATTTCCATTGGTGTCACTGGTAGAATAATTTCTGGATTATCTACTTTCCCAACATTACAAAGACGGGGTGGTAATGATACCTTAGAGGATAGTGGTGCATTATCCACTCCTACTTAAAAATCTTGTATAAATATCTAAAAAACTATTAATATGCCAGCGGTAGTAACAGATCAATTTAGAATATTGAATGCTAGTAATTTTGTAGATTCTGTATTAGACTCTAATAATTCTTATTATGCATTTCTAGGATTGCCAAATCCAACTGCGGTTGGTTTTGGTAGAAGTGATACATGGAATACTGGAAATTCAAACAGTGTTCCACCTCCTACAGATAATTTATCATATTCTTCTCAATATAAAAGTACAACTCTTTTTGGTAAAAAAATTAATAGTGCCAATATTAGAAGAGTTGTTAAAAAGCATAGTTGGACTTCTAATACTCGATACGATATGTATCGACATGATTATTCTGTAGGGAAAAATCCAGCACCTAATGGACAAACGTTATATAATACAAATTTTTATGTTTTAAATTCTGATTATAGAGTATATGTTTGTTTGGATAATGGTGCTTTTGGTGTTCCTGGAAGTGATAATGCTAAAGGAAATAGATCTTTAGACGAACCAACATTTACTGATTTGGAACCAGCATCTGCTGGAACAAGTGGTGATGGATATATTTGGAAATATCTTTTTTCAATTTCACCAAGTGATGTTATAAAATTTGATTCTACAGAATATATTGTATTGCCAAATGATTGGGAAACTTCTACTGACAGTCAAATACAGACTGTTAGAGAAGCAGCAAATTCTGATATTAATAAAAATCAAATTAAAAAAATATATATTGAAAATGCTGGAGATAATTATGGTAATAATCTTGCAGGGGAGCATATTGTTGATATTTTAGGTGATGGTACTGGAGCAAAAGCTTTAGTAATTATTAATAACAGTGGAGAAATATCTGATGTTCGTGTAACTTCAGGTGGTTATGGATATACTTATGGTATGGTTGATTTATCTTCGATAAATTCTGGTGCTATTATTAACAATACACCAGCAACTTTAATACCTATAATTCCACCATCAAAAGGACATGGATATGATGTTTATACTGAATTGGGTGCTGATAAAGTATTAATTTATGCTAGATTTGATGATTCATCAAAAGATTTTCCAATAGATACACAATTTGCTCAAGTTGGAATTATTAAGAATCCATCTCAATTTAATTCTACTGGAATTACAACATCAAGTCAATTTTCATCATTATATTCAATAAAATTAAAATCTCCTATTACTACCGTTGCTGATACTGATAAGTTAGTTGGTGCTGCAATAACTCAAACACGTAGTGTTTCTGCTGGTGGTGGAACTGCTAAAGGTTATGTTGCTTCATATGATAAAGATACAAATGTATTGAAATATTTTCAAGACAGATCTTTATATTTAAATAATAGTAATAAATCAAATCATCAAGATTATAGAGTTGTAGATACAGAATCTAAGGTTTTGACATTTGATTCTGGTGGATCTAATGTTATATCTGTAACAAGTGGTGCTAATTTTAGTGTTGGAATAGATAGCAATTTTAGTGGTATAACTACTGTTATAGATTCTAAACAAATTAATTTAGGAGTAAACTTCACATCTGGACTTGCAAATCCAGAGATAAATAAAAAGACGGGAGACATTATCTACATTGATAACCGCAAAATGGTTAAAAGAGATGTAAGACAAAAAGAAGACGTTAAAATCATTCTGGAATTCTAGAAAAAAATGGCACAAAAAACTAATTTAAATGTAAGTCCATATTACGATGACTTTGATTCTGAAAAGAATTTTTATAAAGTCTTATATAAACCAGGATTTCCAGTACAAGCTAGAGAGTTAACAACATCTCAATCCATATTACAAAATCAATTACAGTCATTTGGTGATAATATTTTTAAAGATGGATCTGTTGTAATTCCTGGAGCAATATCTTATGATGGCAATTTTCAGGCAGTAAAACTTAATTCTGTAAATTATGGTACTGATATATCAGTATATTTGAATAATTTTATAGGTAAAAAAATAACAGGTCAAACTTCTGGTATAACTGCTACTATTAAGTACGTTGTTTTACCTGATAATGTTAATGTTGATGATATAACGATATATGTTACATATTTAAGTTCTGATAATAATTCACAAATATCTGCTTTTACTGATGGTGAGTTATTAAGTTGTACAGAAAATGTAGTATATGGTAATACAACAATTGGTGCTGGTACTCCTTTTGCTTCTTTAATAGAAACAAATGCAACATCTATTGGATCAGCATCATTTATAACAAAAGGTATCTATTTTATTAGAGGATATTTTGTAAATGTTACAGATCAAACTCTAATTTTAGATTATTATACAAATAAACCATCATATAGAGTTGGTCTAAAGGTTGATGAAATTTTAGTTAATGCTAAAGATGACAATTCTTTATATGATAATGCTAAAGGATTTACCAATTATGCTGCTCCAGGTGCTGATAGATTACAAATAAAATTAACTTTAACTAAAAAATTAATATCAGATCAGAATGATACTGATTTTGTTGAGTTAATGAGAGTTGATAATGGTAAAATTAAATTCTTACAATCAAAAAGTCAATATAATATAGTTAGAGATTGGATAGCAGAAAGGACATTTGATGAGTCTGGTGATTACACAACTAGACCATTTCAATTTACATTACACAATTCATTAAATGACAATTTAGGTAATGGTGGATTATATTTTAAAAATGACAAAACAGAACAATTAAATACTCCATCAAAAGATTTAATGTGTCTTAAATTGTCTTCTGGTAAGGCATATGTTAGAGGATATGATATAGAAAAGGTTGGAACAACTATTCTTGATGTTGATAAACCAAGAGATGTTGGAATTAAGAGTGATGTGGCTGTTAATTTTGATATGGGTAGTGTTTTAAAGGTAAATAAAGTTTCAGGATTACCAAAACAAGGAAAAATTGTTGAATTGTATAGTGAATTTGGAACACCAGCAGCAGCAAACATAGGTAGTGCCAGAGCATATAGTTTTAATTTAGAAGATGCTGCTTATACTGGAGATTCTACTAATTGGGAACTTAGATTATTTGATATTCAAACAAATACTAAAATAACTTTAAATCAAGGAATAAGTGCTACATCTTTACCTAAAGGATCATTTGTTAAGGGTCGTAATAGTGGAGCAAGTGGATATTCTGTTGGTGTTGGTAATGGATCAGCAACTATAGTTTTAAATCAAACTTCAGGTAGCTTTGCTAAAGGTGAACCTATAGAAATTAATGGTATAGAATATCCTGGAGTTGTTGGTGTCGCAACAGCAGCAAATACTCAGAATATAAAATCAGTAAAACAACCTGCTAGTACTGGATATCCAGAGTTTACCGCAAATAGTCACTTAGAAAAATTTAGACTTCCTAATAATGTAGTTACAGTAAATATTACTGCTGCAAGTGCTGGTGTTTCTACAGTTACTTCAGGATCCTCCCCATTTGATGGATTAACAACTGGTTCCATTGTTAGATATGTAAAACCAGGAGAAACTACAGAAACATTTAATAAAGTTAAAGAAATCAGTTCTGGAGGTCTTTCAATAGTAATTGAGGCAATTAGTGGAATAACAAATGGAACAATTCCAACTTCTTCCTTACAAGTTAGTATGTTTGCTGGAGCACCTATAATCAGAGGAAGAGGTTATTTACATGCTCCTCTTGCTAATAAAAACGTTTCTGAAGTAAATCTTGATGGATCAAATTTAAAAGTTACGAAACAAATTACAGGAAGAACAATTTCTAGTAATTCAACAACTATTACAATTAACGATGTTAAATCACAATATAGTGATGTTGACACAGCAAGTTTTGAATCATTTGATCAAGAAAGATATTCTGTTCATTTTAGTAATGGTGGAATAGGAACAGTAACTAGTGATAGATTTGCTTATCAGAATAATGGAGATCAAATAACAATTTCTGGTTTAACTAATGGTAGTAATGCTGTAGTTAATACATCCATTATTAAAAAAGGAATAACAAGTAAAATAAAAGATTATAATAGAAGTAAAATAGTTAATGTTTCATATTCAAAATATGAAACATCAGGATCTGCTGCTACTGGTAATGGTGCTGCTTCTATTTCTGATGGACTTATTTTTGATAGAAGATATGGTTTAAGAGTTCAAGATGAAGAAATATCATTAAATCTCCCAGATGTTTCCAAATTCTTAGCTGTTTATGAATCTATTGATACCAATACCCCAACTTTAGATATACTACAATTTACTAGTACTGTTGATGTACAAACAAATGCTATTATTGGTGAAAATATTTCTGGTGATGATAGTAAAGTAGTTGCCAGAATAGTTTCAAAACCTGCTGCTAATAAATTGGCTGTTGTTTATTTGACTGGTGATAAGTTTACTAAATCGGAATCTGTATCATTTTCAGAATCTAATATACAAACTAATATAGAAAATATTACAATAGGAACTTATAAAAATATTACAAATTCATTTACTCTTAACAAAGGACAAAAAGATCAATATTATGATTATTCAAGACTTGTTAGAAATAAAGGTACATCAGAACCATCAGGAAAGTTGTTAATTGTTGTTGATTATTATACAATCAAGAATAATGATGACGGCGATGTCTTCACTGCTTTAAGTTATGATAATGATAGATTTGATACTGATATTCCTAATGTTGGTGTAAATGGTTTAAGAGCAACTGATACCATAGATTTTAGACCAAGAGTTCCTGAGTACTTACCAGCAAGTATGACAGGATCACCATTTGAATTTTCTACAAGAGAATTTACTGATAGTATTAAACAATATATCATACCAAATGAAAGTTCAATTATCGGATATAATTATTACCTTCCAAGAATTGATAAAGTCTATTTGAATAAATTTGGTGATTTTATCTATGAAAAAGGAGTTTCTTCTGAAAATCCAAAATCTCCTGTAAGAAATGATGAATTGATGGAATTGGGAACAATTAAGTTACCACCTTATTTGTATAATCCACAAAATGCTTTCTTAACTTTAGTTGATAATAGAAGATATACGATGCGTGATATTGGTGGTATTGATGATAGAGTTTCTAATTTAGAAGAAGTAACATCATTGTCATTATTAGAAACTAGTGCTCAAACATTACAAATTCAAGATTCTGAAGGAAGAAATAGATTTAAGAGTGGTTTCTTTGTAGATAGTTTTAGAGATTATTCTAAAATTAATAGTTTCTTATCAGCCGTAACTGTTAATCCAGATTTACAAGAGATAACACCAATTAGATCTAGAGGAACTTTAGCATTACAACCAATGCCTAAAGCATCACTTATTAGTTCGCAATATGATGCTAATTCTGATTTTGAATTATTTGATTCTAATGTACAAAAAACAGGACATGCTATAACTCTAAAATACAATGAAGTAGAATTTTTATCACAACCATATGCTACAGAAATTATTAATGTTAACCCATATGAACTTCCTGCTATAGGTGGTGATGTTGAATTGGATCCATCTGCTGATACATGGACCAGAACTATTCAACTTGAAGATAATATAATAAGACAAAGTGGAACTAATCAAGTAAGTAATTTAAATTTAAATACTAACTTGTCTGGATCATTAGATTTGGGTAATGTATTATCTACGACATCTAATGTAAACAGAGAAACTGGAAGTGGTGCAGCAGAAAGAGTTAATACATCTGAAGAAACTAATGTAGAGACATTTAGTGGAGCATTAAGTATATCTGGATCTGCTAGTGCTTCAACAACTATAAACACTACAGATACATTCTTCCAAAATAGACTTATATCATCAGCAACAGATGATTTTATGAGATCTAGAAATATTCAGTATAAAGCAACAGGGTTCCCTGAGTGGACTAAGGTTTTTTGTTGGTTAGATGGTCAACAAATATTTGATATTATTCCAAAATTATTAGAAATAACTCCAAGTTCTAATGGATCTAATTATGGTTCAGTTGGATCATTTACGATAGGTGAAGAGGTACATGCTTTAGATGCTGATGGAAATATTATAATGAAGTTTAGGATTTGTCGTCCTGATCATAAAGATGGTGCTTTTAATGCTCCAACATCAATTTATGGATCTGATCCATATTCTCGTGGAGTTGATAGTATTTCTACAGATTATAGTCAAACATCAAAATTCTTAAATGTCGATACTCGTTCATTAGCAGAAGAAGCTCAAGGATTATATTTTGGATATGTTGCTAAAAATTCAAGATTAGTTGGTCAAGAGTCAGGTGCTTCTGCTTATGTTAAAGATTTATCATTAATAACTGATAGCTTTGGTGACATTAATGGAGCATTATTCTTAAGAGATCCTTATTTACAACCATCACCTACTGTGAAGGTTAATAGTGGTACTAAATCATTTAGATTAACTACAAGTGCTGAGAATAGACAAGCACCTCCAGGACAAGATCCTTCTATTGTAACTGCTGATACTTCATATACAGCAGTAGGAACTGTTGAAGAATGGCAAAATGATGTAACCATAACAACAAATACTAATACATTAAATGTTAATTCAACTACTGATGTTGATTTAGGTGTTACTGGATCAACTACAAATACAGTTAGAACTAGAACAGTAGAATATTTTGATCCATTAGCACAAACTTTTGTTGTTGGTGGAAATATTTTAGCACCTTCAGCAATTAATGGTAACGATGACCTGAATGGGGTCTTCCTGACCAGTGTAGGGGTTTTCTTTGCTTCTATAGACGATGTAGCAGGAACACCTGTTAGATGCGAAATAAGGACGGTTACGGGTGATGCTAGACCTTCTATGAGAATAGTTGGTAGAACTAGAACTTTATACCCAACTAAAGTTGATGAAAATGGTAATCTTGTTAATAATATTGAATTTGATAGAGATAGCGCAAGTAAAGAAACTAAATTTACATTCCCAGAACCATTATATCTACCACCAGGATCATCATATGCTGCTGTACTTGTAGCAGAAAGAAGTGTTAATTATACCGTTTGGACTGGTAGACATGGTGATGTTGCTGTTAATCCACAATCAATTCCTGGTGCTTCAGGTGGATCTTCATTAAGATATTCTAGACAATATGGATCTGGATCATTATTCAAATCACAGAATGGTGCTTTATGGACTGAAGATCAATCACAGGATATGACATTTAAGCTTTATAAAGCAGAATTTACATCATTAAATGGAACAGCATTCTTTACCAATCCAGATTTGGATGAAAGCAATGGTTATACACCTAGATTGAATACAAATCCTATAGAAACTCTACCTAAGACTGGATATATTGGAATTACTACAATTCAATCAGATCAAACTGCTCTTATTAATACATTGGCTCCAGGTAGAAAATTAACTGGTAATAAAGCAGGTACAACTTCTGTTATTACTGGTGTTGGTTGTTCAGCTTTAACATCTAGTGTTACTGATGGTGGTAATAATTACCAAACACAAATTAATGCTGAAACTTATAATATTACTGGTCAAGGAAAAGATTTAAAATTGAGTATAACTGCTAATGCTGATGGTGTTTTAACTGGAGCAACTCCAAGTGCTGATGAACTTGGAACTGGTTATAGAGTTGGTGATGTGGTTGGTATTAAGACTTCCTCACTTACATCAAAAACTGGTTCAGGTGCTAAAATTACAATCAATTCTATTGGTGGTATTGATACCATATATTTGACAAATATTCAGGGACAAGCAACTTCATATCCAGTTGGTATGGGTATAAGTTACTACAATAATGCTGGAAATGTTATTAGCAATAATACTTATCCAATTTTATCTAATAGTACCTTTAATAATGGTGGTATTAATAATGGAAACTATATTAAAGTTAGTCATTTCAATCATGGAATGTATTCTGGAACCAATAAAGTTAAATTATCAAATATAAAATCTGATATTGCTCCTACTACAACAACCGCAGTTGTGAATAGGGATGAAACGGCAACTGTTAGTGTTGCTTCAACATCACAATTCTTAACTTATGAAGGTATTGCCGTAAGTGCTGCTAATACAGGATATGTTAAAGTTAATAATGAAATTATTGGATATCAATCAGTTGGAACTGGTATTTTAAATATAGCAAACACTTCAGGAAATAAGAGAGGTGTTGATAATAGTATTCCAATTGAACATCCAGTTAATAGTGTTGTTGAAAAATATCAAATTGGTGGAGTTTCTTTAAGAAGATTAGAAACTATAGATAAATTGGATATTAGCAATCTTTCACTTGATTTAGATAGTTATTATGTATCTTTTGATAGAACTAAAAATGGTAAAAATAGATCTATTGATGCTGATAATCAACCTCAATTATCATTTAAAGATAATTCAATTGTTGGTGGATCTAATGTTAGAGGTACACAAAATATCATATATGGTGCTTTAGTTCCAAGATTTGATGTAGGTACTCCAACAGGTATTAGTGGATCTGCTACAAATGTATCAAGTACTATAAGATCAGTATCAGCAACTAGTGTATCTGGAACTGAAAATTCATTTAATGATCTTGGATATGAACAAGTTCAATTAAATTCTTATAATGATTTGGATAGTGTTAGGATGGTTGCTTCTAAAGTAAATGAAAATGAATATCTTTCAAATTTACCAAGGAAAAAATCATTTACAACAGCATTAACACTAACATCAAATGATAAAAATATTTCTCCAATCATTTATTTGGATGGTGTTTCAACTGAATTTATTAGTCATAGATTGAATAATCCAGTTGGAATTGAAAGATATGATGTTGATAATAGAGTTAATTCTGTTATTGATGATCCACATTGTGCTCAATATGTTTCAAATACTGTTACTTTATCTAAACCAGCAACTTCATTAAAAGTATTAATGACTGCTTATAGACATTCTTCATCTGATATTAGAGTTCTTTATAATTTAATAAAATCAGACTCTAGTGAAATAAATCAATCATTTGCATTGTTCCCAGGATATAAAAATCTTATTGATAATGATGATGATGGATTTGGTGATGTTGTTAAAGATGAAACAAAAAATGATGGTAGATCTGATTCGTTTGTTGGTCCTAGTATTAAGAATCAATTTAAAGAATATCAGTATACTGCTGATAATCTTCCAGAATTTATTGGATATACTATTAAAATTGTAATGTCTGGTACAAATCAGGCAGAACCACCAAGAGTGAAAGAATTAAGAACAATTGCTGTAAGATGATTAGAGTTGAAGGTCATTCAAATCTCTATAGAGATGAGAAAACAGGAGCAATAGTTAATTGTGATGATGTTGGTTATGATCAATATGTTAAATCGGTAAAACATAGAGAAAAAAAAGATAGAGAGTTAAGTGATCTTAGAAAAGATATTGATGAAATTAAGGATGCTCTTAAACTTTTAGTGAGTGGACTAAATAAGTCATAAATAATAAGAGAACTTATATTAGGAATAGATGGCAGCTGTATATGTTTCTAATCTTGTAATTAATGCAGGAGCCAATTTTAATCAACAATTTGATTTGGTGGAAACCGATGATTCTGGACCAAAAGTGTTATCAGGGTATTCGATATCTGCTCAAGTCAGAAAACATGCTTCTAGTAATACAAAAACAGATTTTACTGCATCTATAACAGATGGAGCAAAAGGTCAAATCCAAATTTCATTAACTCCAGTTCAAACCAATGCTTTGAAGACTGGTAGATATGTCTATGATATTCTACTTACTGAAGATGCTACTGGTATAAAAACTAGAGTAGTTGAAGGATCTGTTCTTGTTAGAGAGGGAGTTACAAGATAATGGCTAACATTAAAGTAAGAATTGGTCAATCTGATGCTATAAAGGTACTTGCTACAAGTAATAGTACTACTGGTATAGCACAAACATCCGTTAATTCTACAAATGTTATTGGTGGAATTGCTTCAGTAACTTCATTAGATGTTTCTGGATCATCAACACTTGATGGGAATTTAAATGTTGGTGGAAATGTTATTGGAGATAGTGCTACTAATATTAGTGGTATTAATTCAGTAACTGCTACTTCTTTTTATGGAAGTGCTAGTGGATTGACTGGTATTACAGCAGATACGATTGGAACTCTTGTAAATTTAAATGTTAGTGGTATTTCTACATTAGGAAATCTTAAAATTTCTTCTGGAATAATAACAGCAACATCTGGTGTTGTTACATATTATGGTGATATAGCACAAATAGATGGGGGTTCATTCTGATGGCAAAACCAACAACAAGACAAGAATTAGTAGATTATTGTTTAAGAAAATTAGGTGCTCCTGTATTAGAGATTAATGTTGATGATGATCAAATAGATGATTTAGTTGATGATGCCTTACAATTATTCAATGAACGTCATTTTGATGGTGTTGAAAGAATGTATCTGAAATATAGAATAACTCAAGATGATATTGATAGAGGAACTGCTTATAATAAACCTGGTAGTGATAATACAGTAGGTATAGTAACATCAACTGCCAATTCTACTAATGTTAGTGGAATGGGAACAATAACTTCGAATTGGTATGAAACATCCAATTTTATACAAGTTCCAGATTCAATTATTGGTGTAGAGAAAATATTTAAATTTGATACCAGTTCAATATCTGGTAGTATGTTTAGTATAAAATATCAATTATTTTTGAATGATTTATATAATTTTAATTCAATTGATTTATTACAATATTCAATGGTAAAAACATATCTTGAAGATATTGATATGTTATTAACAACTGATAAACAGATTAGATATAATAAGAGACAAGATAGATTGTATATGGATATTGATTGGAATGCTCAATCAGTTGGAAGTTATTTTGTAATGGATTGTTGGAGAATTTTAGATCCAAATACTTTTACTGGAGTTTATAATGATAGTTTCTTGAAATTATATTTAACAGCATTAATAAAGAGACAATGGGGTCAAAATTTAAGTAAATTTAAAGGAGTTAAATTGCCTGGTGGTATTGAGTTTAATGCTAGAGAAATATATGATGACGCAGAAAGAGAAATAGAATCTATTAGAGAGAGATTAAATAATGAATATGAATTACCACCACTTGATATGATAGGATAATGGCATTAAATCCCTTTTTTCTTCAAGGTTCACAAAGTGAACAAAGATTAGTTCAAGATTTAATAAATGAACAATTGTCCATTTATGGAATTGATGTAATTTATTTACCTAGAAGAATTGTCAAAAAAGATAGTCTATTTACAGAATTAGAATCATCCAAATTTACAGATAATTTTACTATAGAAGCTTATGTGAATACTTTTGAGGGGTATAGTGGTGCTGGTGATATAATGACTAAATTTGGTATGAGTTTAAAGGATGAATTAGTTGTAACAATATCAAAAGAAAGATTTGAAGATTTCATATCACCATTTCTAGAAGGTTTACCAGATAGTGAAGTAGAGGTTACAAGTAGACCTCGTGAAGGTGATATAATTTATTTCCCCTTGGGTAAAAGACTTTTTGAAATTAAATTTGTAGAACACGAAAATCCTTTCTATCAGTTAGGAAAAAATTATGTTTATGAATTAAAATGTGAACTATTCGAACTTGAAGATGAAATGGGTGGATGGGATCAAGTTAGTACAACTACTGAAGAAATTGATTCTGTATTGGTTGATCAAGGATATATTACATCTTTAAAATTAATTTCTATTGGATCAACAGCAACATTAGATGTAAGTACTACTACAGGATCAGGATATGTTAGAAATATTATTCTCAACAATGATGGATATGATTATACTAAAGTTCCTACAGTAGCAATAACAACTGCTCCTGCTGGAGGTACTAATGCGACTGCTGTTGCTATAACAACATCTGCTAATGGTGTTTATTCAGTTAAGGAAATATTATTAACAAATCCAGGTGCTGGATATACTGTAACACCAACAGTTACAATAGTAAGTGCTGGATCAACTGTATTAGGTATAGGATCAACATCTTATGGTGTTGGTGCTGCTGCTACTGCTAATTTAGTAACTAATGGTTCTGGTATAGGTACGGTAAGTATTGGAAATAGTGGTAGTGGATATCCAATAAATCCAACTTTAATATTCAATTATGCTGGAGTAGGAAATACTGCTACAGGTAGAGCTATTATAAATTCTGCTGGATTTGTGACTTCAATTCTTATTTCAGATGCTGGTACTGGATATCCTTCTGGATTCACAGGTAATATAGGAACTGTAACACCACCACCAATAATATCTGGTACTGGAACATATAAGTTTAATGAAATTGTAACTGGATCTGTTTCTAATGCTACAGGTAGAGTTAAGACTTGGGATGTTACTACAAATACACTTAAACTTGGAACAACTAATGGAACATTTGTTTCAGGTGATATTGCTATAGGATCAACTTCTGATGCTAGATATAGTGTTGATTATATAGAGTCAGCAGAATATGCTGATAAATATGATAAAAGTGATGAAATAGAAACAGAATCAGATTCTATTCTTGATTTCACAGAGAAAAATCCATTTGGACAAGCATAATGTTAGGAACTTATTACTATCACGAAATTGTTAGAAAATCTATTGTAGCCTTTGGTACTTTATTCAACCAAATTTACATTAGACATGATGATGCGACTGGAAATACTTATAGTGAAATGAAAGTTCCACTAGCATATGGACCATCACAAAAGTTTTTGGCAAGGTTAGAGCAACAAGCAGATTTAAATAAACCAACTCAAATAACATTACCAAGAATGTCTTTTGAGATGAATAATATTAGTTATGATTCTACCAGAAAGGTTGGTGTAACACAAACTTTTAAAGCATCTGATGGTACAAATTTGAAGAAAGTTTTTATGCCAGTACCATATAATATTGGATTTGAATTAAATATTTTAACCAAAATGAATGATGATGCCTTACAAATTATTGAGCAGATACTTCCATATTTTCAACCATCATTTAATTTAACAGTAGATTTAGTAAAATCTATAGGAGAGAAAAGAGATATACCAATTGTTTTGGATAACATAGCTTTTCAAGACGATTATGAAGGTGATTTTTCTACTAGGAGAGCATTAATTTATACATTAACATTCACTGCTAAAACATACTTGTTTGGTCCTGTTGCTGAGTCCTCAGAAGGTCTTATTAAGAAAGTTCAGGTCGATTACTATGCTGATACTGATACTAAGAAGTCTAAACGTGAAGTAAGATATACAGTCACACCAGATCCTGTTAGTGCTGGACCTGATGATGATTTTGGATTTAGTGAGACTACATCATTCTTCTCAGATGGTAAATCATATAGCCCAACTCAGAAAAAGGACATTTAAATTATGAATAATTATGATTCTATTGACGAGGCACTTAATACTAGTAGTAGTATAGAAGTAAGTAATACACCAGAAGGTGGTTGTATTAGAAGAAAAGATGATATTAAAAATATTACAGATGATGTTGATAAAGATTATGAATATACTCGTGCTAATTTATATTCTTTAATTGAAAAGGGACAAGAATCTCTCAATGGTATAATGGAACTTGCTGGTGAAAGTGCAAGTCCAAGAGCATATGAAGTAGCGGGACAAATTATTAAGTCTGTTGCTGATACAACAGATAAATTAATGGAACTTCAGAAAAAAGTTAAGGAAATTGATGAAGATAAAGGAAAGACTACACAAGTTACTAATAATGCTTTATTTGTTGGGTCAACTTCAGATTTATCTAAAATGTTGAAACAACAATTTTTAGACAATAACTCTAATGTAAAGAATAATAAATAAAAATGAAGAAATGTAAACCAGGCTACTATTATTGTCATCAAGACAAAAAATGTAAGAAGATACCATTAGGATATCGTGTAGCTTTGGGTGGATGGCTTCGAAAAGAAAAAGATGATGATGAGGAAAAAAAGAAAAAAAATGGAAATAATAAAAATGGCAAGTCTAATGGTAATGGGAACGGGAATGGTAACGGCAATGCTCATGGTAATGATGGCGTTCATGATGGAGGATTAAGTGAATCAAATTGGAGAAAAGAATTATTTTATAAAAACTCCGATTGGAGAAAAGATTTAAATTATTTGAGGTGAAATTATTATGCCTGATAATGATGTTTACTTAGGTAATCCCAATTTAAAAAAAGCAAATACTCAGATAGAATTTACGGAAGATAATATTCGTGAATTTTTAAAGTGTAAGGAAGACCCTGTATATTTTGCGAACAATTATATGAAAATTGTTTCTCTTGATGAGGGACTTGTTCAATTTAAACCATATGATTTTCAAGAGAAATTAATTACAAATTTCCACGAGAATAGATTTAACATTTGTAAGATGCCTCGTCAAACAGGTAAGTCTACTACATCTGTTTCATATCTTTTACATTATTGTGTTTTTAATGATAGTGTAAATATTGGAATATTGGCAAACAAAGCAGCAACTGCTAGAGATTTGTTGGGTAGACTTCAAACTGCTTATGAGAATTTGCCTAAATGGATGCAACAAGGTATAATA